GCAGACTGAAGAATTGTAAGTGCTTGTGAACTTACAACAGCCCAGTTACCTGCGCCACGACGTGTGCGTTGTGCAATCTTGTTAGCAACACGGTTGATTTGAATTGCTAGAGCGGCATGCTCATCACCTACGAATGTAGCTGTACCAGAAACTAATGACTGATCATATGTTTCTTCAACAGTTGCTAAGTTACGTAGTGAAGCTAGGATCTCTTGGTCGATTTCAGCTGTAATTTCTTGAGCTAAAGCGGCCATGATTTCTGCTTCAATATCAATACCTTGTTGTGCTTGTGCATCTTGAGCAGCCTCAAATGTCCAACGAGCTGATAGCTTGCGTGACTTTGCTTCTACTGGAGCTTTCAAGATCTGGATGCTCATACGCTTACCTGGTGTACCTTCTAAGGCAGCAGTTGTCTGTGCTTTAGGATAGGTTGAGTTATCATTACCAGAATAGGCTTGAGCGATCTTGAATGGGCTCAATGCTTCTTCACCAGCTGTTACATCACTTGCGTTATCTGCATAACGTACACGTAATGTATGGATTTGACCAACTGGGCCAGTCATTGGTTGTACGCCAACGATTTCGTTAGCAATAACAGTTGGCATAACACGACGAATCACTGGTAGGATTACGCGGTTAAGTGTTGCAACGTTACCAGCACTAGTAGCACCAGCTGTTGCACTTTCTGACAAGTACTTACGTGTATTTTCCAAGCATGTTGCCATGGAACTACGACGGTTTCCTTGTAAACCCTCTAATAGGGCTTCTTTAGTATCTGACCATCTTTCGTTCAGAAGTTGTGACATTTATTTTCTCCTAAAATATTACTTTGCAAGACCCGCTAGTTTGCGGATGTCTACAATGTTGTCAAAGCCTACCTCAGGCTGATTTTTTACCTCACGATCGCCAGTAACTTCGGCTTGTTGTTTGCTTTCGCTAATAACTTGCTTTTGTTTACGACTCTCGCCTTCCATTACTGCGGGTAGGTATTTGTCAAAAGCGTTCGCTAGTTTGACAGTTTGCACTGACTCTAACAATTCACCCATGACAGCTTTTTTCTCAGCACTTAGAGGTGCTAATAGTTCGCTCATAACCTTTGCACGTTCCATTAAATCTTTCGTAACGCGAACTTCGCGGTCCTTGGATTCTGCAATGGCTTGTACTTTGGCAATCGCTTCCTGTGCTTCGGCGATTTCTTGTTCTTTCTTTTCAACAACCTTCAACAGTTTTGCTGTCTCTGATTTTTCGTTGATATAAGAATGTTGAAACTCCTGTGCAAATGCTTCAAAAATACGGCGTCCAAAATTGTTTGTACGAGCAGATTCGATATCTTCTTTTAACTGATGTAACTCAGTTGTAAGTTGACGGCTAACTGTCTCTTGAACAAGTCCGGCACTACGTTTAATGAATTCTTTCTTGACTTCAGCAAACTTGTTTTTGGCTTCGCGGACTAGTTTAACTTTCGCTTCAACTATGTCTTTCTTGTCTTGTGCAAATTCACTGATTTCTTTTGCTAGAGCAGTTACGATGAACTGTTCTAACTTACCAAAATTCTCAGCAACCTTTGTACGGTCACTTTGGAATTCTACTAATTCTTTGGCTAATTGAGTCATAACAAATGATTCCATTACTTTAGAGTCATCTGCCATTTTGCGCTTGTACTCAGCTTTGGTTTCGGCCAATGCTTTGCGATCATGTGCAAACTCACCCAGCTCTGCGGCTAAGCGTTCGCCTACTAGTTTGTCTAATGCTTCTACCATGACACCTTTATCGTGTGCATAGCGTGTGGCAAATTCCTCACGTAGTTCAGCGGTTACTTGGTCGCGATTCTCTTGAATCTTAGTTGCAAATGCGGCTTCTAAATCAGTACGAATTTCTTCGCTGATTACACCACTTTCTACTAACTGTTTGAATGCGTCCATATATTTCTCCTAGGCTTTAAGGCCACTAATAATACTAAGCACCGCCTCTCGGAGATACTTTTGTGCCTTAGGATCTTCTTGTACTTCTTTACTTACACGCAAGGCTCTTGCTCCGCCACGTGAGTTCATGATATGCTCATAAACTGGTGTTGGGTAAGCGCCGGGCGCACTTGGCTGGGCAACTATGTCCACAGTAATAATCTCGAAATCAGATACTTCGCCTGAGTGATCGCTAACGTTTCCGCTACCTCTTGAACTCACGCCTAGTTTTACTCCGCTTTCGAGCATCGTGCGAATTAATTGTCCCATTGGAGTGGGCAAAATTTTCATCTTGCCGTATCCGTTTGGACCGTCCATCCACATTTGAGTTATCATATGTGAAACACGGTCTAAATTTACTTTAAGGTCATCTGGGTGATCAACTTCACCGAGAACACTGTAGCCATTTTGGATCTGATCGTTTAGTGTTTTGACAGCAGATTCGATTTCCTTGACTGGATAAACCCGCTGATTCTGATTACGAATGCCGCCTTGGATAGCAATGCCTTTTAGATAAAGGCTCTTGCCATCTTTGTCATCGCTCTCTACGACCGCATTAGCTTGATCGAAGCTTAAATGTTCTCTTAGAAATTGCATCTTATTAGACACTTAATTAACCTTGTTTTTTGTCAACAACAGATTTAGTGTTACCTGCACCTGTTTCAGATGTGCTAGCTACGTTACCACCTTTGTAAGCTTCGCCTTTCTTGTCTAGTGTTTTGATACCAGACTTAACACCGTCAACGTTGTGTGTATTTGGGCTTGTGAACTTGCCTTTAACACCACCAACTAAACCTTCGCCGCCTTTGATACCTTCGCCGCCTTGGTCGCCTTGCGCAATATTGTGTGCGCTTACGTTACCACCGCTTGGACGGTTTGCTGGGTTTTGATTTGCTGGGCTTTTTGTGTTTGAAGCACCTGTTTCACGTGTGCTAGCTGCCGCACCACCTTTGTAGGCTGCACCGATGTTTTCTGTGTATTCACGTACTGTCTCACGACCTTCTGCGAACTCATAGCCTTCGCTATCTTCTTCAGAATCATCAGCATCTTCTTCAGAATCATCAGCATCAGACTTTTCGTTACCAAATTCGTTTTCTGGCTCTTCTTCGTGCTCTTCACCTGCCATTAATTTTTCAAATTCTGCTTTTAGTTCTTCTAAAGCATCTTCTAAATCTTGTACATCACCTTTAGTAGCTGGAGCTTCTTCGCCGTCTTCTTCGCCGTCCACTTCGCCGTCTTCTGCGCCATGGTCAGTTACTTTGTCAGCTAGAGCATCAGTTTCGTCGCCACCAAATCCAGGGGCTTCTTCACCTTCTTCTTCCATACCAAAAGTTTCTTCAACAGACTCATCCTGTTGATCATCATCTTCTTCGTCATCATCTTCTTCACCGTCTTTAGCTTCTAAAGCGGCTTCTTCTTCTGCGATTAATGTTTCATAGATACTGCGACTTTTTTCAACAACGATCTCATGGAAAAGCTCTTCAGCTTTGTCCTTTTCTTCGTTGACGATCAAGTCTAATAATTGTTCGAATTTATTCATTGCGGGTTATCTCCTAATTGTCAAGGGTGGAATAAACATGTATGTATGTTTATTTACATACCTAGTTAATTAATTATGCGAAATAGGCCAAAAATTGCAAATTTTGGCAGTTTGAGACGTAGAACTATATATTTCTGTTCTAGTATTGGATTGTTTCTATAATTTTATTTAATCCAGTTGTAGCTGAATTAACATGTGCTATAATTTTATACTGTCCCGCCAGCTTCGTCTTCTGAAGGCATAGCGTACATCTGACGCACTACTACGAGATTTTCTTTTTGTTCTTGTTCACGTGCATCGCCTGCTTTGCGCAAATCGTTGATAACCTTTAGGGTTAGTCTTGGAGTTTTGCGTAGATCAGAACTCTTGAGTACAGTGCTGTCTTCTAACGGATTATAGCGGCCGTTATCTTCCATGCTTTCTGCATCTGGTTTAAAATAAATGAATTCGTTTAGCAACATAGTAGTGTATTTACCAGATTATGTTGTACCTGAGCTAGGTGCGCTAGGTGCTCCACCAGTGGTAGGTGCTGTTTGTGCCGCTCCGGCCGCGCCGCCTTCGGCGTCTGCGCCTTGTAAATCTGGACCGCCATCATCTGACTGACCCATCGTATCTAGGTCGCTCTGTAGGCCACCTGATGTTATTCCTGCTCCGCGGAGTTCTGCATTTGCGCTCAATTGCTCTGTGGTATCGATGTTTTCTTCTTCCCACATCTCTTGGTTTTCTGCGATTTCTTCTTGGCTTAGGCCTAAGAAGCGTTTAAGAGCAAAACGTTTGCTGATAAATGGTACGCTTACGATACTGCCAAATGTAGTTAGGCGTACTCCGTCCATCTCTGCTTGACGATAGCTAGCAAAGTTTTGTGGTGGATTAAATGTAACATCAAATAGATTAGAGTCAATCTTGATGCCTTTTTTGAACAGATAGGTTTTGAATTCTTCGTCAAACGCAGTGTTCATTAAACTCTGTAGTCGTTCGCAATACTTGTTGAATCGCAATTCTTGGATGTATGCTGTTCCAACTCGACCATCATTAAAATTGCTTCCTCCGTCGTCAGGCCCGGTAGGAAGATAACTTGAAGGTATGCGTAAAGCACGAAACAGCTTATTAGTAAAATATCTAAGGTCATCAATTTCTCCTAGGTTCGTACCACCTGGTAGTACGTCAACTTTGGATCCACGACCTTCTGCTGTCTGCGGAAAGAAGTAGTCCTCGTTAATTGATAATGGATTGTAGCTACTATCGATTAAATTAGTACCGCCGCCTGTTAAGCTAGGAATACGTCTTTGATTAATTTCGTTCTTAACACGTTCAACGAAGCCCATGGCCAAGTGACTTGGCATGTTTCCTACGTCGATGTAGAATACACGACGTTCAGGAGCACGTTGGATACGATAGATAATGATAGCATCTTCAAGCAGTTCTTTCTGCTTGTAGACTTTAAAAATGCTTTCTAATAAGCTGTTACCAAACGGAAAGTTGTTGTCTAAGCCTTCTGACAAGCTGATATGGATTACGTGTTTTGCATCAATAGAATGCTGATTTTGATTGATACTAAATCTGCTGCCTGCTTGCTGTGGCACTCCGCCTACCATGCCGCGCTGTTGTGCGCCACCGTTGATATATGATTGTCCGCCCGGTAGTGCGTTTTGATTAGATGGATTAATACTAGTTGCTGTTAGTGTTTGTAAGTTGATGTTTAGATCACGGATAACATACTGCTCTGGCTTCTTGCCTTCGCTTTCGTTAACAATAATACGATCAACTTTAGCAGGATCGATATAAACCCATGCTTGTGTTTCTGGGTCACGGATGAAAAAGCTGTCGCCGTATTTGAACACGTTACGCACAACTTTAAAGATACGCTTGTGGAATAGATTGAGTTTAGTCCACTGTTGGAGATACTTTTTAAGTATCTTGATTTCTGTAGGAGTAGCTTGATCTTTGAAATCTAATTCAAACGGTGTACCGTTTTCGTCGTTGATCTGTGAGCAAAATTCAGCTAGGATATCTAGTGCGGCATTGACTTCTGAGTCGCTGTCCATAGTATCGTACTGGCTGTAACGCTCGAGACGATTAGGATGTC